ACAAACTCAGACACAACAGACTTTTACGGCGTGACGTGGCTGGCTCCATCAACTCCGACGATGGGACCGATTGAATATTTTAGCAATCAGGCAATAGGTGCGTATCTTCCAACAGAGCGCAACGCCTCTACAATCACAATCGCTCCCGGCTCAACATCACAAAGTATTGAACTCTACCTCGGTGCTACAGGTCTAACAGCCTCCACAAGCGGTCTATCAGCCAGATACAACCGCACTAGGACTGCAAGCGTATCTATTCCTCTAGTAGCCCGTACAATCGCACAGGCGTGGACATCCGGCGGCTTTGCGGAGGTTGACGCTACCAATATGCCGGGCGTCTACAGACTTGACCTTCCTGATGCTGCGCTTGCTGCTGGTGCTGACGATGTGACGATTGTTGTACGTGGTGCTTCTGGTACTAACGGTGCGGTAATGACTGTCAAACTAAGCAGTGGTGGCTTGACATCAGCGCAGACAGCAGCTGCTGTGCTTGATGCTTTAACAGACGATCATCAGATACATGGAACGTTTGGATATAACTTGCTTCGTGCAGATGCTCCGTCGAAGGAAGGTCTAGTCACATTGCATCAGTCTGGTGGCATCAGCCGTGTGGATGCGGATGTTCACGCGATTGTCAATGATACGGACGCCGCCACGGAGCTGAAGGGCGCTCTCCTTCACAACGGCACGGACTACATCTCCGCAGATCTGTTGACGCCAGTGTCAGCTGCGACAAGCGTTCACATCGGACCTTATCAACTCCTGGCTGATGGCCTCGGAGCAGACCAGCCGCTCGATGTCAATGTCGGAACAGCGACCAGTATCGATGTCCAGGTAACAGACGCCAACGGAACCGGAATCGATATCACTGGAGCAACAGTATCGGCGAAGGTATACAACAGTGGTGGAACGCTTGTGGCGACCTACAATGGCACTGCGACGTATGCGGACAATGGTCGACTGTCCTTCGGTCTTACGACTACGGTGACAAACACTTCAGGCACGTACACTGTGACTGTGACCAGGACAACAGGCGCAAGCGACACGCAGGTATTCGGACCATTGAAACTCTATGTGAGGCCAGTATGAGTGTGAACATCATCAACATCACCGAGGACCCTGAACAGGTCGTACAGGTGGCTGCATGGGTCGGTGACTGGCATACATTCGTCGTGCGTCTGGTCGATGAGAATGGCTCACCGATTGACATCACGACAGGCACGCTCAGCGCCACGTACACGAACGCAGCGACTGGCGTGGCGTATTCCTTCGTGTCTGGTTCTGTGACGCTTACGAAGTCAATGGCGACACAGGGAATCGTCACTGTGCTGAATCCGAACGCGTACCCAACAGCAGCTGTAGTTCGCTTGACATTGACACTCACGGTATCGACTACGGTGCGACGCTTCGGTCCACTGCTCATCGAGGTCCTCGCTCCGTGACAGTTAAGGTCGACCTGTCTGGGTTCGACGATGCTGAGCATCGTTTTCGTGTGCTATCTATCTGGTTACAGGAGACAGCGGCGAAGGCCATGCGTCTGATGATTGCCAGCATGACCGGACAGAAGTCTGGTCGTGTTTACAAGATCGGGAAGAATAGGACGCATCAGGCATCCGCGCCAGGACAAGCACCAGCGGTCCTCACAGGCGCGTTGCGTTCGTCCATCACTGTCGGTCGTGTCAATGACTACGAGTACATCGTGAGCATCGCGGCTCCATACGGGAAGATTCTCGAGTTCGTGAAGAACAGACCATTCGCGATTCCTGCATCCGACAAGGCGTGGGCGGCATTCACGAGCGTCGTGAGGAGATACTTCAATGGTTGAGAGTCTAGTCGTCGACGAGTGGATCTATGACACGCTCACAGCAGATACGACGCTCCAGGGACTGCTGGCGGTGGACAATCGCGCACCGAACTATCAGCAGGGCATCTACCTGTACCTCGCTCCTGAGAAGGACCCGATATCCCTTCGTCAACCACAAGTGCCATACATCGTTGTGCGTCACACTGATGCAGGTCAGACCGATGAACAGTCGCTGTGTGGCGGTCGTATCGTGACGACATCAAGCCATCAGGTGTGGTGTTGGGATACACAGTCCGGCGCTGTCTCGATGGCGCGTATCAAGGGCATCGTGGATCGCATCGACACGCTTCTGAACAAGCAGAGCGTAGACAGCACCACTCCTCCATTTTTCCTGAATCGAACGAGCGTGAGCTCATCGGTAGACGTGAGCCAGGATGGTCGCGTCGACAATGGCATAGTGCAACTGTACACAGCCACAATAACTCCATAGAGGTAACTATCAATGGCTCGTCCACTACTCGCAAAAGACGTCACACTGACGATCACTTTCACCGCAGCTGCACTTACGGGTGACACGACTGCACTCCCGACAACAACCGCGACCAGCGTGACATGTCTCGCGAAGTCGTTCTCCTCGACTGTTTCACAGAACATGGTCAACGCCACTGCACTCTGCGCGGTCTACGAAGCATCCCTTCCGACGACACAGACCGGAACAGTCAATCTCGAACTGTACATCGACAATACGGCTGGTCCTCTGTTCGCGACCAAAGTCGGATTCGGTTGTGAGATTGATGTAGACTTGGATGGTGCTGCATCTGTTGCCGGTAACGTCATCAAGTATTTCGGAATGGTTACTGAGGCAGGACTAAGTCTAACCCCAGAGGAGACACAGACCGAGACCGCGACCATCAAACTCGGTGTGAGCGGAATCACTGGTCTGTCAGGATCATAATGAGTTCAATCTTCGACGCAATTCCTAAAACAGAAGGTCGACCGAATCACAGTGTCGACATCGAGCGCTTCATCGGTGCACCTGGTTCATTCACATTCCGTGAACCGAAGGCCGCTGATTTGTTTCCTCGACCTGAAGTCCAGAAGGCGTTGAAGATTGCATTCCCGGAGTTCCCGGACCAGATGCTCCAGATTCTGATGATCATGGCACGATGCTATGTGATTCAGCCTGGAGACGGTGAAATCAATCCATCGCGTCGGTTTGCACAGCTCGCTCGAGACCGCTCGGACATTTACCTCTACGTGGTCGGAGAGTTCGCCAAAGCATTCCCGATTGACATCGAAGCAGCGGTGGACGAAGTCCCAAACGACTAGGCGGGGTGGCGCAGAAGATACTCTACTGTTCAGTGAGGCATCTGAAGCGCCATCCCAGCGAGACCGATTTGAGCCTGGACGAGTTCGCCGAAGTCGCATGGGCTGGTGAAGTCTGGGAAAATCAAATTGTTGAAATCGTCAAGGCCGTGATGTCGGTGCTGGCGAAAAGGACTATCTAATGGCGCTCGGCATCTTCGACATCGTTTTCAAAGTTACAGGCGCCGGCGATGCTGTTGCGGCACTTAAGAACATCAAGACCGAAGCTAAGTCGACGGCTGATGACCTGGACAAAACTAAGCAGTCCACTGAGAATCTTGGAAAAACGCTGGGCGGTCTATTGGCTGGTGGCGCCGCGATTGGTTTTGCTAAAGGTGCACTGGATGCAGCTGCACAATATGATTCACTTTCACGCGCTGTCGCGACAACTGTAGGCACGACGGATGAACTTACAGCGCAGATGGGGCGGCTAGAACAGATCGCAGCGCTTCCAGGTATTAACCTTGAACAATCTATCCGTGGATTCGTTGGTCTTCGTTCCGTGAAACTTACTGCTGGAGAAGCTGAACAAGCACTAAAGGGAATGGCGAATGCAATCGCCTCGACTGGTGGTTCCGCTGAAACACTCGCTCAGATGACCAAGGGCATGACAGACATGGCCGCGAAGACGAGCGTTTCACAGGAAGAAATCAATCAGCTCGTCGAAGCCAGTGCTGTCGCAGGAAACGCTATCGAGGCGGCATTCGGAACACGAAGTGGTGAAGCCATTTCAAAAATGGGATTCACTGGTGCACAAGCTGTCCGCAAGATTGCAGTCGAACTTGGCAAACTGCCACAAGCATCGGCTGGTATTCAAACTGCAATGGACAACGTTGGTGATGCAACGTTTAGATTCAATGTTGCACTAGGTCAAATCATCGCGTCATTCTTGTCTGCGTTCGGCCCAGACATTATCAAGAGACTGGAGCAGACAACTAATCTCATAAAACAGATGTCGACCGAAGGGACAGTACTAAACTATGTGATGAAAGCATTAATCGGTGTCGGACTCGCTGCCTTTATTGTCGATGTGTCGGTCAAGTTTGGAATGTTCGTCAAAGCGATATATGCAACGGTGACAGCGCTTCGTGCATTGACAATCGCAGAGATTGTCGCTAAGGCAGCTGCGAACCCGGCAGCGGCGGCGGCATCGATTGCGGGAATCATCGCGGCGACTGGTCTTACCATTGGCGCATTTGCCATCATGGACAAGATGTTCAAAACACCAGGTGTTCCACAGGTACAGGCCACTGGTGGTCAGACACCAGCGCTAACTCCTCCAGGAATGACAGGTATCGGCAAAGCAGCAGACACAGCTGCTGGTGCTGCAAAGTCGACCGAAGGCAAGGGCGGAGGCGGACTCATTGGAACGATGGTCGCCATCGCTGAATACGCCGCTAGAATGCAGGCCGCATTTGTGGACATGGCGAAGTCGATGGAGGGGCACCTCTTTGAGATCGCGAAGAACACTGGCTCGACTCGAGACCTGCTAGATCTTCGGAAACAGACATTCGGAGGCGGTAGACTCGGCGCCATCGGTGTCACGGCTGCGGAGATACAGTCAGCTGGAAACAATGCCACCAATCAGGGTGGAGTCGGAATCATTCCACAGACGCTTATTCCTGCATCTACTGACCTTGAGCGTTCGATGCGGAAGATGATGATTCAGTATGGTCGACAGCAACTGGTCACCGAAATGAGGCGAATCTAATGGCGACAAACTGGCCACTTCTGGTCGAAGTCGACTGTCCTGAACCACGTCCAGACAAAGGACGTGTGTGTGTTGGTGCCGATGGAACTTCGTGGGACCGACAGTTCTCCACTGGATGGTTTGACAGTGTGACCATGACGGCCATGCCGGCGCCTCTTCCTGTCACCGAAGGATGGTCCAGCAACTACAGCGGACTCTATGCGCGTGTGCCTAGGAGCGCGTACACGCTCACTACAGGCAGTGTATGGAAGCAGATGGAGGTCAATGCTGCCGGCGATTATTACCTCACTGCAACGACACTCGGCACAGCAAATGCGGAATGGGTCCGAACCACTGCATCGTATGGTGTCAATCAGGGATGGTACATAAGCGCATACGTTCCGAACTGGGTCGATGCTTCGCCATTGCCTATCCTTCGCGTTCAGTGGGGCTACGGTGGAGCGTCCACTGTTGAGCTCGTATTCCGTGCGAATGGCTCCTGTATCGTTTACAAGGATGGAATCCAGAAGGGTGTCTACGACCAAAGCGACACCAACAAAACGCCAGGACGAAGCGTCACAAGCGCGAGTTCAGTAGGACAGCGCAACATCGCGCTGATGCTGATTCCGTTCAAGCGTCGCGAGCTGCTCGTCACGTCGACGTTTGGCGCCAACTTCAGCCACCTGTTCGAGGATGTCATCGACTCTCCTGGACAAACCATCGTTCCATCCGGAAGCTTCGCATGGAAGGTCCCGTATGGTCGACCGACTGTGCAGATCGCGCCGATTGCATACGAGACCACAGGCGTGTTCTACAGTAAGCCAATCAAACTCCGATACGCTCCTCCGACTGGTGCGACCTTCACTGGCACTGTCTGGTCTGATGTGGCTGGAACTTCAACGGGTAGCATCACAGAAACTGTCAGCGTCGTTACGTCAGCAGGTGGAACATACACGCCGAACGGCGTCATAGACACCATTAGACTGAAACTGGAAGTGACAACACCATCGCCATACACAAAGACGTCTGGTGTGGCGGCAGCGATGGCAACGTATACGCCAGCTGCAACTGCGACAGCGAACGCTCCTGTGGACATCACGGAATACATCGATGACCTAGTGCTGTCGGTCGATGAGACATCGAGAACCACGCTTCGCATGAGCGCCAGGCGTGCCGCACTCGAGACTGCTGGCGTTCAACAGCCGCAGATCACAAGTGACAGACCGATTCGTGTCGCAATCTCAAATAGTGCAACGCCTACACCGACATACATCGACATCTTTCGTGGAACGCTCGCTCCTCCACAGATTCAGTATGAACAAGCAGATCTGTCGCTCAACTTCTCGAAACTTCAGTTCGAAGGACAGGATCGCTCACGCGACTTCGAGCTGTACATGTTCCAGGATGGAATCCTTTATGATGGATACACAGCTGAGGATGCCATCGGCGACATGATGACACTCGTCGGTTATCCTCCGGCGACATACCTCGAATATAACGACGCAACGGGAATCAATATTTCCCGAAGTCCTGACATTGCTAGAGGCTATTCATCTTTTGTTCCACAGCGTGGTGACAGTGTCGCATCGATGTTGAACAGACTGAAGACGGATTATGCAGCGACATTCATTACTGGATGGTCGCCGACTACGTCTGGTTACAAATACCAGTGGGCAAATCCATATGACCTGTCATTTGACAGTGTGATGACGTTGTACCAAAGCGTGGCTGCAGCAGCTGCTGCTGGTGTGTCTGGAGCATTGCAGGCGAAGCGCGTCGTCCGCAAGATGACTGCACACTATGAAACACCAGAATGCAATCAAATCACTGTCATAGGTCAGGACCCGCGAAATGGTGACCTTATCTATTCGTACAATGCTGATGCTGCAAGTCAGACAGCAGGAACACTACCAGCCGACCGACCTTACAACTGGCGTGGTCGACCAGTGCCATACATCCTCGCAGATCCAAGTATCACGAATGCTGATGTGGCATATCAAGCCAGAATCTCGCTCCAAGATCGCCTCGTAACAGGTCGCATCCTCATCGAATGGGAGAGTGACTTCTTGGTGCTATCGTCAAACAATCGACCTCTATGGGTCCGTGACATCGTGACGATTATGAATCCGGATGGCGTGACGGTTAAGGGTATATATAGAATCATCGCAATTCCGACCATCGAGTTCGTAGTCGAGAATGGGGCTGTGCAGTTCCGTAAAGCTGTATATCGTGGTCATTATCTGTTCGGAGAAGAGTAATGGCGTACCTCGACGGCACACGAAGTGCTACGGCACAATGCGATCTGTCTCTTAGTTACAACATCCTTGTGTATCCGAATGATCTGTTTCCTTTTGTAGCAGCAAAACTCGGTTATGTGGATGGAAGCATCGGCGGACCAGGTTCACATACAGGTGCATACAGTACATGGACCTGGTCATGGACGAGCACACCACACGCGCCAAACTGGCAATGGTTCATATACCTGACGATGACATCGAATGATGGTTATGGTCATTCGACGACTGTGGTCAAAACTGTCGCCAGTGGTACAGAGAGTTTCGCGACTGAATGGGTAGATGTTGCAGCAACACTAACAGGATCATGGTCGTGTACTGTTGGCACTGACAAACTATGGAATATAGCTGAAACATCATATTCAATCTCATCCGCACCAACTGTGTTTCCACCTTCTACGTCATACGAATGGTATGAACTTTCACGGTATGGCAGCACTCCTTCGTGCACTTTGACGATTGGTGGTACAGCGTGTACAGCAACTGGAGCCTATGCATCCGGAGCTCGTCACAGAATGCTGTACATTTTTGGCGCATCGTTCGCTGGTGTCTGCCAGGACGAGGCAACAGCATCGGCATCGATTACAAATTATCTGGTTAATGGTGTGACTCCATACGCTGCTTCACACACACACTCTTATCTGGGTCAATCAACCACAAACTGGTCAGTATCAATGACTGCCGGCACATTGGACAATATAACTGTAGACCTAACCAGTTATGCGAGGATTGCCGCCACATGTGCATTAAATGGTCGCATTCGCGCCTGGTCTACTTCCTATCCTGACAGTCTTACTTGTCGGATAACTGGATTCGATTATGAAACAACAGGATACAGAGATGTATCTGGTACCGGCTCGATCTCATCATCTGACACCTTTTATCAATATTCATCAGTCAGCGACATTGTCAAGAATAGTTCTAGTGATTCAAAAACCACTGCTCTTGATAGCGTTCCAATCAGCATCTCATGCGCCATCACATCGGCATCACTTACAGCTGTCGGTGAGGCATCAACCGAGACGCGGTGCATGTTCCGTGGCTTTAGGTTCAATGGTTGGTCACTGGCATACAACACGACCAGGAGTATCGCGGGAACGACGAACGACCGACTCTTCGCGCCATACGAAGGCATGTCCGGATATCGCTACCTTGACATACAGATCAAGGCGCAAAGCGGGACAGGCGTGGCGGGGACCTTCGTGCTGACGGACTTCCACGGGAATACAAAAACGTGGAACATTACAGCTGCGACGACGTCGTATCAGACAGTAACCATCGACCTGTGCAGTCCTGATGCATGGTCTGTGTCTGCGCTTCCGCTCACTGATGGGAAGGACAATCCTTACCCGCGCAAGAATACCGCCAGCAGTTCGTACGCTGGCTCAGAGAGCGTCGATTCGGCATATTGGGGTGTTACGTCATGCCAGCGCTTCCGCATCGCTACAGGGGCGATTGACCTCGGAACCACGACACTGAAGCAGGACACGACCAACGGCTTTACAAACTCACACTATGTTCCGAGTGGTCTGGGATACGAGCATGAGCGCATCACGCCAGCCATCGTCGCCGAAGTCGACACGACCACGTATTACTATTCACGACGCTTCTGGCAACAGAAGAACGATGGGCGCGATGAAGAGGAGAGCGACTACTGGTGGCAGAAGACTGTCGGCGGTGCGACTGGTGTCACGACATACAGTGTCACGCCGCTCTCGATTAGCGACCTCGCTGGTCAAGTCAACGCGTCCGACAACAGTATTGTCCGACATTCTGGCTGGACTGCCACGAACAGCGTGGCGTACCCGGGCAGTGGTACCTGTAGCGTGTCACAACCGCCATTGAGGGACTGTTTCCTCAATGGTGGAACTGGTATCTCGACGTGGCTTTTTGGTGGCGGAATCCTCGCAACGCCGAACGCAACATCTGGAACTGACTTCGCGTATGGCTTCGAGATCGGAACAGGAACCATCACGGCTCAGACGCTGTTCGACTCCATCAATGGCGACTTTATTCCTGACCTGTACGATCCTTTTGATGTCAATGGCGGGACAGACAGTGCGCTATACCTTCCGTTCGGAACAATCCTGCGTGGTCCAGCGCATGGCATCGTATTCGACAACGCTGGAGACCCGGCGACAACTGGAACAGTGACGCTTCAGCTCTCGAGCGATTCCTCGTCCAGGGGAACAGACTCGACATTCGACGCGCTTGGAAACTATCAGACAGGCACACCATTCGGACTCGGCAAAGCGAATCACTCCATCGTCATCGGAGCATCGAGTGTCGGTGTCAATCCGATGTACAGTGCGAAGCGCCAGAGAGCTGTATTCCGCGAAGAAACTCTCGCAGGGAACTGCACCGCAGCGGACGTCTCACCAGCACAGCAGGCGACCTATGGTGTCATCACTGCATCTGGTGGCGTGAAGCTGTACCACTCGCGAGCACACAACGGAACGAACTGGGATGAGGTCACGACGCCGATCACGAACGCTGAATGTCTTAGCCTGGCGTATCAGAAACACAGTGGTGCGATGAGTCTCATTATCATCGTGGACACGACCAGCGGTGAAGTGAAGCGGTATACAACCGACGACGAAGGGAACACAGTCAGCGTGGCAACAACAATCGGGACCGGGGCACACGGAACAGTCTGTGTCTCCCCGAATGGAATGGAATATATCTTCTTCCGCACGAGCTCGTCAAACATCCAGCGCGTGAAGCGTGACCCGATGGGTAACGTTATCACAGCTGCGTCGAACGTGGTGACAGGCAACGTGAGCGATGACGAGATCGCGTGTTACTGGCGCCTCGGAGTCGTGTATCTGATTTATACACACACGACGAATGGAATCACCATCGTGTCATCGAGCGACGATGCTGAGACGTTCTCCTGACCTTTTTGGTGACGTCAAAAAATGGTGAACTTGTAAGAAATCCTTACAAGTTGATGTGACAAGGATTCCTTGTGAGTTGTCAAGGAATGCTTGACGGCTGACAAAAGGAAACGCCTCCAGGAAGGGGTCTGGAGGCGTGAGGATTAGGTTTAGAACCCGGTTGGACGTTAGGAGTATACATCATGGATGAACGCCGAATAGCACTGTTATCGACTGAACTGGCCATCGCGAACATAGGCGTCCAGGAAGTCGGCGAGAATCGCGGGAAGGCAGTCGAAGCGTATCAAGCATCCTGCAAACCGCCTGTCCCTGCTGGTTCTCCGTGGTGCGCGGCACACGTCCGCTTCCGCCACAAGCAAGCAGCGACACAACTCGGCATCGTGTACGACGAGAATTTTCCTCGTTCTGCATATTGTCCAGACTGGTCGAGATGGTTCAAGGCAAACAGCCTGTGGCTCCCTGTTCAGCACATTCGTGATGGCACAACCACGAAGCGTCCACGGCGTGGAGATCTTGCGCTGTTCTACTTCTCCGCGCTCAGTCGTATCGCTCACATCGGCATCGTGACCAGAGTCGAGGAGTGGGGCGTGTACACAGTCGAAGGAAACACATCGCCGGAACCATCCGATGAACTTTCAGTCGAGCGGGATGGTGATGGACTGTATGCGAAAAAGCGAAACTGGCACGAGCTCGGCAAGTTTGGCGGCTTCGGCTTCGTGAATTTCTGATCTGACAAACCAAAAGACCACCCGAACTCATAGGCTTCGTCCTGCAAGCAGGGGCTATGCGACCCGGTGGTCTTCTGTTGGTGTTGTTACTTATTTGGTTTACCAGCCTGGGAGGACTGGCAAATCCTTTATACATTTACCGCCAGACATGCACCACTTTTTGTTCGTGGTGTGGATTCTCCTCGATGCGGAAACTCACGATGCCATCGAGCGCAGGGTGGACGAAGATGACTGCATCCTCGGCATTCAAGCGCTCCAGAATCTCATGCTCACTGGCCTTGAGGAGCCACAAAAGTCCTTCTGGTTTTTCCTCTACGCGTGTGATCTCTTTGTCTGCTGTTGGTTTACGTGCCATATAAAAATACCTCCACACCAGTATGGTGTTAACCGAGTGCTTCCATCGTTATCGGCAGATGTTCCAGCATGATGTTCTGGATGCTTTGCGCGATGTCGCGATGCTCGAGCTGCGTGTCCTGGCGCGTTCGCAGTTGGACATAATGAATCCAGGAACGAATGCTCCCACTCATGTACATCGTGGTCGGAGTGCAGAGTGGTAAAACCATGCGAGCAGTCTCCGCAGCGATGCCATTCTTTATCAGATCACGATAAACATCTGTCGCGAACTCGATAGATGAACCGACCAAATACAGCGCATCCTGCTGTTCTTTGGTGAGTTCCTCCATCGCAGGTAGTGGAAGACTTGATTGGCGATTGTAGGAGCCAGCAAGGCGCATCTCCGGAACATCGATGTCCTCG